GTAGTAGGCACCGCAGTTTCCGCAACAGTAGTCCCAATCGGCAAAGTAGTTGTCGGAACAAACGGGGCAACGGTCGTCGTTGCAATAGTCGTCGTGGTCGGTGCTATCGTGACAGGCACAGTCGTTGTTGGAGCAGTAGTAGTACTGGTCGTCGTTGTAGTCGTGGATGTTGTAGTTTCCGGCCATGTTGTCTCTGGAACTATTGTAGCAGGTACTGTTGTTGTAGTAGTAGTGCTAGTTGTTGTACTAGTAGTAGTTGTAGTGGTTGTCGTTGTAGTGGTGGTAGTTGTAGTAGAAGTTGTTGTGCTAGTGGTAGAAGTTGTAGTAGTTGCAACAGGTTGCTGTGTAAAAGCAGTCTCTGGAACAATCTCCCAGCCATTCCCAATATCCCAATAAAGTTCAACCCAAGCCCCGCCCCCATTTTCATAAAACCAAAGAGTTATTGGTTTTGATTCGCCGGCTTGAAAAGAAATGGGAGCAGTAGGATTACCACAGCACCCTTTGTCATACCAGTTATCATCAACAAGGATATTATCAATTAATAATTTTGTTCCATCATCAGCAGATGGATAAAAAACAATATCTCCAGTTATAGGAGAAGTGATATGCCCTTCATATTTAACAATAAAATCTTCGTACATCCCAAAAAGAGGATTGTCATCAAAACTTTGATTAATATTAAGAACAGTGCCTGTGCCAACGACGGGTCTTCCAGACTCTTCTGGTAAAGGAGGGGAGCCGTTATACCAATAGTTGTCATATACAGTAATTGCCAAACCAGATGTGGAAGCAGAAACAGAACCGCCAAATGGCAAAGAGAGCATCCATAGGCAAATAGGTAGAAATTTAATAAACTTTCTAGTTATGTTTCTCACATAACTAATTATAAACGATAAAAAGTTATTTAGAAATCGTTGTGATGATGATCATGGTCTCCATGTTCACCATGAGAATGGTCATTATGTTGATGATCAACTACTTCTTGTACAACAGAAGCACTTGTATTGGTAAAGAAAGTAGAGATTATCCATTTATCGCTAGATATTGGTCTTTTTGCACTATGAGGATGGGTAAATGTAGCAGGAAATAATACAAATTTACCTTTTTCCGGTTTAATCTCAACATCGTGTAAAGTGAACTTTGTTTCACCACCAATTTCAACATCATTTAAATATAATAATCCAGCCAAAACTCTCGTTGATAGATTTATGCTTTCAGAAGGAAAACTATCAGTATGCTGTTTATAAAAACCATAATTTTGTTCATATTTTTGGATTTGATATCCAGTATCATTAATATTACTCCAGTCTTCATCAATACATGGATAATCATCTAAATAAAAAGAAAGGAGTTTTTGAAAACCTGAAAATATAGTGTCTTCTATAAATTGATATTCGTCATCCCAATTTAAACCAGCCTCAAGAAAATTAATTGAATTTAAACCTAAATCATGTGATCTTTTCACATGACTCATTACACCACCAACTGTTTTGCCGGGAGAAGCATGATTAGTATAAACAGGTGACAATTTTTTAATTAAAAGATCACATATACTATTATCAATTAAATCTGTTCCAGAAACAATCATGCTTCCATATGTAGCGGGATAACTAATAGTCATATCAATCTTTCTTTCTCGAATCCTCCAAATGTCCTAGTTAAAACTATTTTAGTTCTTAACCAAGCACTTGCTTCATCACTTAAATCAGGAATAACCTCTGTTGTTCTAGCCCTTGCATCTGGATGACCAGCAAGATATCTTCCAACTTTTTCAGGTGGAATTGTTGCAACAATCCAATCATAAATATCTTTTGGCACATCCAATACTATCATCATGCCATGACAAACTTCCGCTATTTCCTCGCGATTTCCTAACTCTTCGTAAGCCCAAGCCCATTCTACAATATATCTAAGAATTTCTTGCAGAGTTCGACAATGGTGAGGCCACCTGATCATTTCTTCCTCAAGTTCAGAATCATGCATTTCTATATATACAACAAAGCCATAAGGAAGTGCTTCAATAACACAAGAATATGCTGCTACATCTTCAATTGTTATAATATGATCTTTTGTGATTTCATTTGGTCTTTCTTCTAAACCACAAGAACATTTGGATGTTTCTTCATTCCAAATATGAAAACCAGACGGGCCAACACTTCCTCTATCGCACCTATCTTGATCAAGATATTCTTCGTCAGATAATGGAACATTTATAACTTTACAAACAGCAAAAATTCCTTTATTGTCATTTATACCTATTTCTTTATCATAATAACCAATAGTGCCAAAAGTTGGTTCTAAGTTTTCTTTTTCTTGTTTTAAAGTTGTCATATCTTAATAATATAAACAAATTGAACAATGTCAAATAAATGATTGTGAACAACAGATGCATTAGCAGTTGTTCCAGAATGTGTATGGTCAGCAGACTGAATACTAACAGTTGTATTATGAGTATGATCAGAATTTTGACTTCCTGCGTTTGCTCCATGAGAATGAGCTGCTCCATCACCAGCAGTTGTTAAGTTAGCATTCCATGTATGGGTATGACCAGTACTAACACCATCGCTAGTAGCAGCAGCATTGGAACCATTAGATTTTTGATATCCATGAGTATGGTTATTATTGTCGTTACCAGTACCAACAGTCCAGTTTTGATTATGGCTATGGTTGGCATTGGCATTGGAAGTCGTAATAGTATGATTATGACCAGCAGAAACACCGCCTGACGTTCCATTATGAGTATGATTTGCACTTTGAATACCTGTAGTTATAGTATGTGTATGAGTAGCAGATTCAGCACTTGTAGTAATTGTAGTACCAGATGGTACACCAGTAGTTATTCCTTGAGGTACTTTAGCTGCCATTGAAGGCAAGTTAAATGTTGTAGCACCATCACCAACACCATATCTGGTTCCAATTACTCCAAAAAGGGTGGCATAAGTTGTTCTAGAAATAGCAGCACCATCACAAATTAAGTAACCTGATGGTGCAGTATTTCCAGAATACTGAAAAACTGTGCCAGTAGGAACAAAACCTGAATAAGAAGTATCAACTGCAATTGTTGCTGTTGAACCTTCCGATGGAGTATGTGTAATACTTATTCCAGTACCTGCCGAAACATTTGACATATAGTTTCCAGTGGTATCTGTACCTAAATCAATTACATCTGACACCCATAATGAACCATTATATTTTAAAAACTCTCCAGCTTGCGGAGAAGGCAAACTAACATTATGAAGTTCATCTAGTTCATAACCATTCTGTGTAGCAACATAAATAATTCCATTATTAGTTGCTCTAACAACAACACCTATAAAAACGAGATGGTCTGGCGCTGTAGGCTTAGTTGTAGTAAAAGCACCATTTTCGCCCAACCATAAAATATCACCAGCAGTATATCCAACAGACAAATCTATTCCATCAACATATCCACGTGTAACAACTGGCCCATTATTGTTAGAAGCAATATTTGATGCAACAAGCCCTATTGTCTTAGAAGAAGTGGTATCACTATTATTGTCAGCTCTTTTAACAGCAGCATGATCACCAGTAGAACCAAAAAGATAAACACAAGTACCAGTTGTTATAGTGTTAGCTTCAGCATTTTGAACATAAGAAACTAATGGAATATGACTATTAACCCAAGAAGTTCCATTATAAGATAAACCTTGAAATTCTTCTGCCGAAGTTATTGCTACATCAGTAAGATCATCAAGAGTAGAAGCACCACCACCAGCACCAGCAGAAAAAAAGTTTACAGTGCTTGCTGTATTCTTGAAATATAACTTACCATCAACATAGTTGATAGCCAATTCTCCATACTCAAGAGAGTTTGCAGATGGTGTATTAGAGGCTGTGCCACTATTCTTGATTTTGATAGTATTAGCCATCTAAACTCCTATTAGAAAGTTCCTCCATCTATTGTAACAAGATCAAGGGACACACTGCTGATAGAACCGCCAGTAATTGACACATTACTAGAAGCCTGAGTAGAAATTGTACCAAGCCCCAGAGTTGATCTAGCGGCCGCAGCGTCCACATCGTCAAGCAATGTTCTCATATAAGAAGTAAGCGTTGTCGTAGCAAAAGTGTCTGTTCCTGTACCATAGATTAAAGCATCAGCAGACACAGACACATTAGCAAGAGCCGCAAGAGTTGCATCATAAGCCTGAACATCTGTTCCAATGGCAAGACCAAGATTGGTTCTTGCCGTAGGAGCGTCAGTTGCCCCTGTACCACCATAAGAAACACCAACAGCAGTACCCTGCCAAACGCCAGTACCAATTGTTCCAACCGATGTTAAACTAGAACCAGTAACCCCGCTACCAAGCGTAGTACCAGAAAGAACACTTGTTCCATTAATCTTAAACTCTTTTCCAGTAAGAAGATTAAAATGCTCAGAAGAAGTCCAAGAGTCTGTAGCATCAACCCAGTTTAATGTCTTATCTGTTGTACCTTTCAGTGTGATACCACCACCATCTGCGCCGGCATCAGATGGGGTATAAACATCAGATGCAGAACCCAATTCAAGATTCTTGTCATCAACAGTTATAGTAGTAGAATTAATTGTAGTAACTGTTCCATTAACAGTTAAGTTACCTGTAATAGTAGCATTACCACCAACAGAAAGATCAGTTGTAATTGTAACATTAGAAGGCAATCCAATTGTGACAGAACCAGTCGAGGCGTTAACTTCAACTTCATTAGCAGTTCCAGTAAGCCCTGTAACGCCAGCGTTGGTAACAGTAAATGTACCACCCTCTGTTCCTGTATTAGAAAGCGTAATTCCTGTCCCCGCTGAAATAGACCCAACATAATCACCAGTAGTATCTGTGCCTAAAGCAACAGAGTTAGCGGCAACTGTAGCATTAAGAGTTGCACTACCTAAATTAGTAATTGTAACGTTACCAGTTAAATCACCACCAAGAGTTATGGTAAAGTCAGCAACATCAAGACTAAGAGTAGCATTAGCATCATCATAAGATGCAGCAATACCGCTATGTGTAGCGGTAGTGAAAAGCGAAGCAACAGCATCTTGAGCGGCTTCAGTAAAATCAGTAACGGCAGTAGATGTGATACTGATAGCAGAGTTGCTAGCAGAACTGATACGACCATCTGTGCCAACAGTAAATGAAGCACTATGAGTTGCGTTTCCATGCGAACCGGCCGAAACACCCGTTGTTGTCAAAGAAAGATCAATAGCGCCATCGCCAGCGTCATCATAAGAAGCAGAAATTCCTGTGTGAGAGCCGTTTGTAACAAACTGACCACCAACAATATCCTGAACCTGCTCTGTACTAACTGTTGCTCCAGAAACAGCGGCATCAACATAAGCAGTAGTAGCAACAGTTGTACTGTTATTGTTAGCGGAAGGAGTTGTAGCGGTAGCGCTAGAACCTAATGCAACTAATCCAGAAAAAGTTTTATTGCCAGTAATAGTCTGAACACCGGAAAGGGTAACAAAAGTACCTGAACCGCCAATCGCAACGACGGTGTTAGCATCACCATTAATATCGGAACCTTTACCATAGTAAAGTGTGTCATCAACTTCATTGAATGCAAGCTCAGCATTCTTTAGAGAACTAGGAGCGCCGGCTGAACCCGTCGCCCTTCTCTTAATCCGAATTGTATTCGCCATTTAAAAATTTCCTCCATTAACGGTATGACCTGTTGACGGGTGAACATGATCAGACCTTGATACTGTTAAAGCAACCCCAGCAGTCCCAGTATTAGCCAGTTCTGTTGGAATTGCATTACCAAGTTGTAAACTACTTGGTACTGTAATTGTAGCAGAAGATGTATTCAAAATAGTAACATCTCTATTAGTTGTTGTATTAGTACCAGTTTGAATAATAGTAATATCGCTAGACGTAACAGTTAAACTGGTAATATCGTTACCTCTAATTGTAAGGGTTGTTACATCAGCTGCCACGTGTAACCTCGCCTTGAACCGTCGCTTTGCCGGCTACAAGAGTGGTTACAACGGTATTATTCGTTTCTTGAAGATCATAAAAATAGACACCGCTAGTGATATTGGAAGTCACATTCGGCTCTAAACTGAACTGCATTACTCCGTTTGGGCCATCGGTGATTTGGGTGGTAAAAGTAGCAATAATTGTATTAGAAGTCTTTGTTTTTCTAACCTGTCCTGTATAAGTCCGGGTCGAAATATTAATATTGGCATTAGCGGAATTACGGAGACGTAATTCGTGAATATAAGTATCTCCTTGATAAATGATAATATTTCGTTCCGCAGCCATGATTATTCCTCATTTAATAATACTTCAATTTCATCCCAACAGCAATTTGTTTCATTCCATTCATAATTTTTACCATCATTAGGATAAGGAATGGGTGCTACCCAATGGCAAGTCTCTTCATCAAGAATCCAAGAATCAAAATATTTGGGCGGAATAAAAGCATCACGAACTTCATCATAAGTGTAGCCAATTCCAGCATAGTTTTTGCGAAATGGAATACCCCCATCTAAGTGAGCGCCAGCATAAGTGTTGTATGAAGTTTTAATCCAACGACCACCAAGGTTTTCCACAAACCAATAGTACCCCTCATCAGGGGAATCGTTTGACCCAACAAGGACACGAACCACAATATTATTTTCGTCTATTTCAGCCCAATGACTCATGTTATATACCTAATTATAACAATACCAGAACCACCAATTCCTCCTAAATATGGTAAATTAGCGGCACCACCACCACCGCCTCCTCCAGTATTTGCAGTGCCGTTAAGAGCAGTAATATTTGATGCACGATGAGCACCTCTACCACCACCACCAGAACCACCAGTTGCAGTTGTACCAGTATTAGTGCCGCCATAACCACCACCACCGCCTCCGCCGTATGTTACCCCATTTAATGTAGCAGTTGCACCATTTCCGCCATTTCCACCTCTAGATGGGCCTACAGCACCGCCAGCAGCCCCGGCACCACCACCGCCACCACCTTGCGATGCTGACCCAGCACTACTACCACTAAAACCAGAATATCCAGAAACAACTCCACCGCCAGCAGTAGATGGGGAACCACCACCTCCACCACCTGCAACACCATCACGACCGGATAGCCCTGCCGCCCCGTTACCCAACGCACCACCTCCACCACCACCTTGAGGTGGGGCAGATAGAGAAAAACAAATTGATTGAAAGCCATTCGAGCCGCGAGAAGCAGGGGTACCGGGCATGGACGCATTGCCACCTCTTGAACCACCAGCACCAACAGTTACTGCATGAGTTCCAGCACTAACAGAAGCAGTAGATTCAAAAATATAACCTCCTCCACCACCGCCAGAACCGCCAGTGCTAGTACCACCGCCGCCTCCACCGCCGCCTCCACCAACTAACAAAACATCAACAGTTTTAGAACCATCACCTGTCACTACAAAGTTATCTGAGGCTGTAAAAGTGTGAATAGTGTAAATACCACTAGTAGTGATAGTTCCACCAGTAGCAGTCCAAGGTGAACTGGAAGTAAAGCCAAATCCTTTAATACCAAAAGATGAAACTCTAGGCATAATTAACTTCCAAATTTAGTTTGAGATGCAAAAACCGTAAATGCATTAGCCCCAGTTTTAATAATATTATATACATAAATATCATTACTACTAGCATTACCGCCAGTAGGAGCAGTACCGCCTTGCCATTTAGGTGTCACGGTATTGCCATCAATTTTAAATACACTAGGCCAATAAGCAGTTGCACCATTTTGTATAATTATAGCAAACGTAGCACATTCACCAGTAAGCATTTTTGAATCTAATGTACCAGAAGTATGAGTATAGTAAAGATTAATATTTGAATTAGCAGTAGCATCAGCATTATAATAATAAATAGAAGCAGTACTCAAACTTATATTTGATTCTGCAGCTAAACCTGCACCTGTAACACTTATTTTTTCTTTAGAAAATGTTGTTACAAGATTAGGCAAAGCGGAAGTAGTTGTTGTACCTGTAGTAATATATGAAACTAAAGCTTCACCAGAAACATCAAGAGTTGTTGTTGGTGAAGCCGTGCCAATACCAACTCTATTATTAGCAGAATCAACAAATAAAGTATTAGTATCAATTGTAATATTTCCAGATACTGTTAAATTAGATAATGTTCCAACAGAAGTAATATCGGATAAATTTCCGGTCGTTACAATTGTGCCATTAGCATCTGGGACAGTTAATTCTCTATTAGAAGATAGAGTAGTTGGCTTAAGAGTAGCATTATAAGAAGATGAACCACCGGCACGACCAGCAATTATTAGTCTATCCCAAGTAGAAGCATTTCCAGCAGTAATATAACTAGTTGCTTCTATATTTCCATTTACACCTAAACCATAAGTATAAGTAAAACCACTGTTAATACTATTAATAGTTAAATCACCAGCATTAGTGATAGTAACAGTAGGTGATCCACCAACATTAGAAAACTCAAGAAAGTTTACTGCGCCGGCTGATTTAATTTCTAAAATTGTAGATTTATTTGATACTGCACTTATTTTTCTTAATTGTTCAGATACAAGTTTGATCATAATAACTACGCATACTCCACACCAGATATCGTTATTATAACATCAACATTAGTGTTTGCATAAATAGAATAACCATTACTTAAAATTAATGTTGAATCTATTTGCAATGATTCATTTGAAACTATAGCCATATTGCTTATATAAAGATTATTTGAAGCAGCGCTACCAGAAGGAGGAACAATATTCAACACAACTGTTCTTACAGTGGTTGTATTAGCATTACAAATATTTATACTTTTGACAATAGTATAATTGCCGGCTGTGCTTCCAACCGTATAAATATTTGCACCAGTACCCGTCCCATTCCCAACATAAAGAGTTTTAGGAGTTAAAGAAGCCATTTACACCCCCGCCCATAATAAAACTTGATTATCATAAGTTGTAGTATTCATATCCTGAATAACAGTAGCATCAAGAACATGATCTATTGTTTCGCCGGCCGTGTGAGCAGAAGCAGAAACACCATCATAACCTCTAGAAGCAACAGTCAAAGTATTAGCGGCTCTAGAAGTAATAAGAATTTTTTCTTCAGTCAGTTGACCTCTATTAATAATAATTGTAAAAGGAGCAGTTGCTCCAGTAGGAAATGTTGAACCATCAGTTAAATCAATAGATGTAGCTGAGTTATTGATATTGGAAGCTAAAGTTGTACTTAAAACACTACCAATAATTTCTCTTCTTTCCATTAGTCCAAACTCACCGTCAACGCTCCGCTGGATATTCTCACAGCGTCACCACTAGTAACAGATCGACTTGTTGTTAAAGTACCCCAATAAAGCAAGTTTCCGCTGGTCAGGTTATCTAAAATTGCAACAGCAACAACAGTACAAGTAGGCATATTAGTAAAATCAACATTGGCACTATTACTTGCAGAACCACTAGATGCAGCACCAAATGTAATTGTTTGACGAGCATAAGAACCACCAGTAACTTCTGTTCCAGCAGTTGAATCAGACGGAGCAACAGTATATAAAGCGGCATATACAGTTGCAGGCATTGTGAAAGAAGTGGTGCCAAGAGAATGATCAATAAGTTTATTCTCTAAATAATCAGATGCGGAACCCGCCATATTCAGTTCTCCTTAGCGTAATCTTCTAGTTCAAGTTGATCTGGTAATCTAAAATTGTCTAACTTAAGAAGTCTATCTGCTTCTTCGACTGGAAGCAAATAAATAGGATTATCTCTAGTAAACCTAAATCCATCCGCAGTCACATATGCAACACCAGAAGAAAAATAGACAAATTTATAACCATCAGGTGCCGTAGCAATCACCTTGTCTCTATCGTTTACAACTTTTTTAATTTTAGGTTCTGCTTTAGTAGCAGTCTTTTTTGCCGGCTTGGGAGCGGCGGCATCAGAAGTAACAACGTTTCTACTCATAGTACCTCAATTGTATCATAAAAACCTTTACATACAAACACAAGACCCCGGCTTTCGCCGGGGCCAAGTGCCGAACGTAATATGTAACTATAACGTCCTAAGGATTACAGGGTACGAAGCTTGACGTTCTTCGCAATCACATACGACTCAGCGTTCTCAATGTTGGACGCAATCCGCATGAACTGTGTGTACTCAATTGTGTCAGTCTTCGGCTGGAACTGGCGATACACTGTAATGTCACGATGCAGACCAACAATCTTGTTGTTCGGCTGTGTCAACTCAATGTAACCATGAGAACCAGCGGCACCCGAATAGTCACCCGAAACAGTTTCGGGCATCAACGGAACCTCAACCAACGGAATACCAAACGGCGAGATGCCAGTCGCACCAGCACCGCCATTAGCACGCATAGCGCCCGTCAAGAACGCCGTGTCGCCAATGGTCGAACCGGGCGAAGGGGCACCAGAAGTAGCAGCAGTAGCGCTGTTCGGAGCCGAAAGGCTGAAGATGGTGTCCTGCACCACGCCAGAACCAGTGAAGTAACGAAGATCGTTTCTTCTCTGGAGATACTTTGTCGGCATGTTGCGGAGAACACGATCAAATGTCGCACGCGACACGTTGTTTCCAGCCTCATCAACCACTGTACCGCTAGCAATCGCCAACTTCACAAAGCCATCAAGAGCCTTGAGAAGAGCGTTGCCCGACGAGGTGTTACCATTGATGAGCAGATCGTCAAGGTCATTGGCAGTCTGGCGAGCCATAACCTGCGCAATGTGATCCTCAAGCGACGGGCCTTCAATGTTATCCTCTAACGACTCAGTGCTGATCTCCCAATCCAGACGCAATTTAACGCTGGACAGCGAAACCTTTGTGAATGTAACGGCGGCGTTAGAACCATCGTCAGTCGCCTCCGAAGCCTTGCGAAGAAGACGAGTCCCCACCGCAAGTTTGTCAATTTCCATTGACGGTGTGCGCATACGCACGACACGTGCGTTCTGCATAAGAACAGACTGATCGACCACAAAATCTAAGAACCGATTCGCCTGCTCAGCATTCAGAAGACCACCCGAAGCAGCACCGACAACGCTAGTTGTCACCTCGTTAGCCTTCGCTAAAATTTCCTCTTGAGTTGCCATATTATATTTTCCTCCTAATCAAGACTTATAGCCAAGGGACTTAACCAGCGCCTCTGGCAGATAAACATTACCCCAGAACGACTTGGACTCCGACTTGCTAAGCTCCTCAGCATCGTCTTCATCCTCCGGGTCAACACTCTTTTTAATAGCACCAGCGCTTGCATAAGCCTCAACCTTCTCGGTCTGCTCAGCAAGAGCCTTCTCCGCCGAAGCGAGCTTCTCAGCCAGCTCAGCGCTCTTATCTTCAAATCCCTTAGCAAGTTCATTGATTTTAGTGGTCACGCTAGCGTCAACCTCTTCCTTAATAGAAGCGGCGAAATCGGTAAGCCTCTGATCAATGACGGTGCCAAGAGCTTCTTTTAAGATATCAATATCCATATATTCATCCTCCTTGGTGTCATTCTCCGCTTCAACGGTTTCGGTTGAAGCAATTATATCGGTTTCTTCAGACTTAGAAACTTCCTCATCTGGAATCAACCAGTTAATGAATCTTTTCATCAACGAAAGTTTGTTTTCTACAGATGAATCCATATTATTCACCGTATCATAATTAACATCATTTTGCAAATTAATGTCATTTTCCGATTCAAGCATTTCCAAAATCATTAGCAGCTCAGTATCGTCCAAACTTTCTTTCAAAGACTCAAGTTCTTTAATCATATCATAGTCATTGCACGTTCCGCATCCACATGAACATGTTTTTTCAAAAGCATCATCAAAATCTAATCCTTTTGTGCAGTTATCTAACTGACGAACTTTTGATCTAGCCCAAACCCATCCCGGTGTACCGCCCCAAAGATTCCAAGCAATACGACCATTTGACGGATAGCCATCTTCACCCGGGTCTGCCCCTGTCGCTCTAAGATCAACAGCATGGCGGGGGAAGTAACGAGCAACCTTTCTAACGAATTCAGGACTCGCATTACCACCAGCAGCAAGACGACGAGCGGAACCCAAACCGACGCTGGTTCCACCACGACCATGTTCTCTACGCTGTTTTAAGCCAACTTCTGCCATACGCTGGACAGATTCAGGAATTGAAAGATCAATATCACCACAGGCAATCTTTAAAATATAATCAAGATTTCCATCATCAGAACGCTTAATAATATCAATTGCAGCATTCTGATTAGCGGGGTTATCAACAAGGCTTAACTCACCAAGAACATATTTCTTAATAACAGAAACAGGTCTTCCTCTAAACATCTTTTTAGTATCAATCTCTTTCTGAATAATCTTCCCGCCAATAGAAAAACCACGGAGAGTTCCATCAAGAACTTTTTCCCAAGTATCTTGTGCGCCTTTAGAAATATAAGCAGAAACCTTGATAGCATTATATTCTTGCCCATCATCACCTTTGATAATGACGGGTTCATAATCTACAGCCCGACCAACGGCGATAGGAGCATGCATTTCTCTGATATTGCCTGCCCAGTCTTTAAACGCCTCAACAGAAGCATTAAAATCAACTATATCGCCGGTTTTATCAACATTATCAGCTGTTGCTATTCCAACGACAATACGCTCTTCACGCTTAACCATTGAAATAGGAAATACTAAATTAAAATTTTCCATATTAGACCTCTATAATAATATATTTGTATTTAAAATACAAATCATCCTATTGCATAAACAGCAAGTGTAACGCCGGCAGTTAAAACTTCATACTTTGTATAGTCACCATCAATTTCATGATATACATGGCTACCATTCGCAGGTGAGTGAGGTATTAAAACCGTAAACTGATTATTAAGTTTAACTTCAGCACTAGTTGTATTGTTGGTATTAAAAAACGCTATTTTTATTGTATGCCTTCCTATACTGACAACACTATCTGCGCTTGTTACAGCAGTATCGGAATAGACAAGTGTTCCGTTCATGAATTTCCTCCGTTATTATTGCCGGCATCTTGTTGCTCACCACGTTCGGCTCTGCCTGTTGTTGCATCAAGATTGCTAGCACCTGCTTCAGTATCCACCCTTGCTCTGGGAGGATTAGAGCTTTGATTATTACTATTCATCGGAGGGGCACCCGGCCCTTCCTTCTTAATCTTTGTGGGGAAAGGAAGCACAATATCGCCATCCTCTCTTTCGGGAAGACCAAGTTCGCTTCTAACCTCATTAGGACTGATTACTTCTGTACGAAGGTATCTGTCGTAAATTCTAGACATAATATCTTCATCAACAAGATCAATCCTCTTAAATCTTAACACAAGAAGATCAGTAAACTCTTGAATAATTTTATTCATTCTCTTTTCAATTACAGCCTGATCGGGGCCGATAACTTGTGTCTTGAAAGTCTTATCTGCATCTCTAGAAACAGCCAAGTTAGCATTATCATAAACTCCAACTTTTGGAGCCGGCACTCTGTTAGCAACAAGAATTTCATCACGATTTGATTTTCTATACTTATCAAATGATGCATCTTGAATATTTGCTTCTAACTTTTCAAATCTAATGTCAGCATCTGAACCAATAGAAGAAGGAATAGGAATAACTAATGTACCGTGATTACGACCCTTAACTTCATTTCTAAAATAGTTAATTAGTTCTTGCTTAGATTTAGCACTAAGTTTTGCGCCTTTAAGAATAATCGCATATCTAGGAATTGCTTTATTTTCAAAGTAATCAATATTATATTCTTTAGCATACTTATCTCCAACAATTGCCGCTGCAGCAGACACCGAAGGAGGAATACCATAATAAGTATTATTTGGAGAATAAACTTTAAAATGAATCAACTCATTAGGATTAGGGTCTCCATTAATCGGGTCTGGCGTTTCAGAATCTTGAAAGTTTCTAAAGAATACAGCCTGAATTTTATTGCTTTTAGCAATTTGTACATAACCATCACGCTTACGTCTAACACGAACTAAAGTTGCTGGCACATGACCTATATAGCCAATCTGACCGGAGTTTGTTCTACCAATTTCAAGGTAGCCATTACCGACAGTCATAGCATCAAGCCAGACTTTAATCATAGTTTCCAGAAAGGTTTCTTCATCATTTAAATTTTCAAATAAATCATCAAGACGCTGTTTTTCGTTTTGAATAATTTTTCTTGTTCTATTTAACTTTTCAGGAGAACCTTGATTCTTTTCAAGTAAACGTCTAGCTTTAGTTGTTTCAATAAACTCATAACCTAAACCAACAGTGTTCATAACTCTAGCATTAACGCTAGCATTATGAATAGCACTTTGATCATAAAGATTCGCAAGAGTATCTTGATCGTATGGCGGAGTCACAACATCATAAAGAGAGTATCCATCGACTTCTTCTGGATCAACATATTTTGTTCCAACAGCATCTGGTTCGCCAGTTAATCTTTTCTGAAGATTATAAAACCTTCTTTTCATCTTTGGAGAAAGGCTTGCTGTCTTAATTTTCTTGAAAGGATCAACTTTTTCTAGTTCTGTTAATATCTGAAGATATGTGAGTTCATCAATCTCAATACCGTCTTGATCATCTTGAATGTGTGTAGCTACCATATTCACCTCTTCTTAAAATGACTATCTAATACATCTTCATATGGGTCTGGTGTGAAACCATCTGCAAGGCGTGCTTTCTGATCATCTAATTCTGAAGCAGTCACCTTTCTAGCACCGGGCACCCAAGCGGCATATCCTTCATCAGAGCCTGTCCAATATTTAGCCGCTTTAGCAACACGTAGTTCAACATCGGGATCATTAACCAATCCCTCTGCTGATAAATATCCATCACCATCAGAAAGAGGTTTGCCATTTGGCATAATCCAAATACAAACACCATAAGGACGTTCTGGAACCCACAACTGTTTGTCTTTAATAAAATTTGTAGCCATCCGAGATATGATACACGATATTGAATAAAAAAGCACGGAAAGATGCAAAAAGCGTACCAAGATTGGTACGCTTCTCGCAGATTTCTTATGAAATCATAACACTACTTAATCGGGCAAGCACCACCTTCGCATTCAAGACTATCAATTGTCATATTGCTAGATGTGTCAACGAATGACATGGTATCAATAATGCCGGCTTTAAGTGAAATATACTGTTCTTTTGTAATTTCTTCATATGGTGCAAGAGAAAAACCATGATCACTATGCAAAAGGAATGAAACAGATTTAATCTTATTAGAATAATTCTTAGACAACCATTCCTTAATCTCAGGCAACTCTTCTTTTCTATAATAGACAGTAACACTTACATTATTATCAGCCCAGAAACTTTGTGCTTTTACAACCCATTCAAGTTGCTGTACTGCTGTAAGTTCTTTGGCAAGAGTTGCATGTTCAGGTGTTTCACAAGGAAAGTCAACAACACAAATTGTGTGATTTTCTTTTCCATCCAACCCAATATCATAAACGACATTGTATCCCTTTTCACGACAATAATGAACCAATGGATCATTACTACCCATACGAACACGACGAATATAGTATTTAGCATAAGCAGGGTGAATTCCCGGTGTAACGCCGGCTAGCAAACTAAGAGTTCCACTAGGTTTAACGGTAGTAAGTTTAATTGAAGGATTGATTCCAAGTTCAGCCGACCACTTTTTATCAAAGTCTTTTAAGGCTTCATAAGCCTTTCCAACCCAACCAATTTGTTCCTCTGTAGCCTGAAGCCATCCTGTAACACCTTGACCAAGCCGGCGATTTCTAGCAATAACATCACGGCTCTTCTTATATGGATAATATAAAGTTGTAATTGCTTTTTGTGTTTTGTAAAGTAGTTTACTTAAATCAATAAATTCATCAAGCGATGTAATATTAGGTAAAAAGACTTCTGCTAAGTTACACGGCTCACCATCCTCAAGACCAATCTCTCCACAAGGATTAGTTCCAATCACTTTAGAATCATTAACTTTTTCACCAAGACGACCATACTTTCTAATCAACTTTCTATTGATAAGACCATACGGCTCGCCAGAACCATCATAACCTTTCCAAAATTCATCTGTCATCTTATCAACAGAATCGGCAAAAATTGAGTTGTTAGAGTTTGCTCTCCAAGCAGGAATATCGCCTTGCCCCCAGTTCTTAGCACGCAAGAACAAAACATCATCAGGGTCTCCAATGGCAATCTGGGCAGACCGTCGCGCAGAGCCAGCAACAACAATCTTTCCAACAATATTTGCAATATCAAGAGCATCAACAGAACGCATTTCACTACCGACACGCTTATTCAAAATATTGCAAATATCAGCAATACCTTCAATAAGAATCTCAGGGCCAGAAGCAGTCCCACCAAACGTCTTTAAAGGCGCTCCAAATCCTCTAATAAGCAAGGTGCTGTATGTGAACGACTCCCCTGTTTCAAAATAACTACGGAGCACTTTACCAAGCAATTGTGACCATCCATGACGAGAGTCTGGCACAATGAAATCAGCATCGCTTGTTTTCTCATGCCGAATAAAATCAACATGCTTAACTTCTGGCATTTTATAAACTACAGAACGCTCAACAGAGAATCCAACACCTCCGCCAACCATCAAATGATCCATTAAAAACTGAAAGTCCTCAACTGAAGAAATTGTTGTCATCCAACAATTAACTAAAGAAACACCGCTCATTTTTTGAACAAGCGGAGTACCTAACTGCCATAAGCATCTGCCGGCAAAGATACCTTTCAGATTGAAAATATAATCAAAGAGCCTTTCAGCTTCTTCCTGTGTATAATTAGCGCCGATATCCTGCGCACCATTAATGCATCTAGCGATTGTTTCATTCCATTCCTCTTTTCTACCAAGATGTTCAATATCTCTAGAATATGTTCTTTTATAAACTATTTCTCCAAGCCCATTAAATCCCCAAGGGGGTGTTTTCCCTGAATAGGAATCAACAAACTCGTCTGAAAGAATACCCATACTACCTCCTAAAAATGTGTAAATTCAATCCTACCAAGCCGGTGAGCTAAAGCAAAGTGGTAATGCTTAGGCTAATTAAAACTTTTTTCAAAGTCAGCGAGGCGGGCGATCATCATATCAGCAATATTCGCCCAACTCATCTCGGCGTGGATTATTTTTGCGGATTTGAGAGTATATTTTTTAAATTCGTCATATTCGTTAACGACGTGCTCCATCAAATCCAGCAAATCATCATAACTAGGGATAGCCCATTCTCCAACATCGCAAGCATACAGATGTTCATGAAAATCTGATTTGCCCCATGTAGCTGGCAGAGGAATGGACATTTCAGCAAAATCAGAACAACCTGTAAGGTTTGTACAAATTGTAGGAAGTCCTGTAGCAATTGCCTCAAATGGAATCATTCCAAATCCTTCTCCGCTTGTTGGATAAACAAGACAATGACACTTGTGATATAACCTAACAAGTTGATCAACAGAGAATTGTTCTGGAATACCTATAATCTGAGGATGTTGATGAGCCGGCACAATTCGACCATCAACATATGTTTCAGCAAAACAAAATTTATTGTACTTAAGAATTAATTGATAATCATCATCGCCTTCATACAAATCTAGAAAAGCATCAACAACCATCTGGGCGTTCTTTCTTTTAGAATCACCACCGATATGAAGAAAGTTAAACTTTCCTATTAACTCTCTTTCATAAATAGAAAACTCATCTGAAATACCATGAGGTATCACATGAACATTTGCATGAATGTTATTTTTAATATAAACATCTTTTACAAAGTTAGATGTAGCCCAAATCTCAGAACACTGAGACATATTGAATTTCCAAGTATTAGGAACAACAGTTGATTCCCAAGGTGTATATCCAACATTAAACTCATTGTTTAACTGATAGTAAATAGGCGGACAAAAGTTTATATGGAAAGGTATTTCTTTCCTATTATAAAAAACACCTACACCTTTATCCTGTAAAGCAAGGATTGAATTAACAGCAGCATTTTGATAGCCTTGGCTAAACCAAGACTCTCCACTAGCATCTGTGTTATTTAGGCTAAACCAGCTAACTTTCCTCATAGAATGTACTTAGATTCTGCTTTTCAATATCCAGACATTGTACACCCTTTTCAAGCAAAGCAAAGGCATCTTCTTTACTAATTTCACAGGTGATCGGAGTATTTCTATAAGCACAACGGGTAGCAGCCAAATATAAATCACCGACTTTCATAACTGAAATTAAATCAGCATCAGTAATCACAAAAGGGCCGCAGTCGTCAGACTCGGCTATAGCGATAATTTCCATAAAATAATTATACTCCGATTCCTATAATAAGCATACTTAGCAATCAAGCATGCCAGCGTGCTTAGCGTGCTTATACACTTAGAGTATTTGCTTGCTTCGCTAGTATAAGCACACTAGCATACGTTCATGAATTCGTGAGGAAAAATCAAATCTTTTTTTTGCACAACGGTTCGCTTCGTGTGCTAGAGTGCTTCGTATGAGAAACCGCCCTACATTAAAAATTAAAGATATTCAAACAATTAATCACAAGCATGAGTCTAAGAATTACATTTATAAAGAAAATGTACTTAATGCTGGTGAAGTTTCATTAATTGAATATATTGGCAATGATTTAAGCATTGTTAATGCCGCAAGAGTATCATTTGCTTCTTATGATACTGAAATGACTGAACGATCTGAGGGATTAATTAATTATCTGATAAAGAATAAGCACGCTACTCCATTTGAACATGCTGTGTTTAAGTTTCATGTTAAGTGCCCAATTTTTATTGCAAGAGAGTGGTTTAGACATAGATGGTCATCATTTAATGAAATGAGTATGAGATATCATGTTCCAGAAAAATTAGAATTTTTTATACCAGAAACTCATACAATTAGAAAACAAGTTGGAAAACCCGGTGCTTATTTCTTTGAATCTTTTACAGACACTGAAGTTATTGCAGATGAAGTCGAGTATCAGTTTGGCTTAGTTTATACAGTAGCAGAAAAAGCCTACAGAACTTTGCTTGAAAAAGGTGTAGCTAAAGAGTTGGCACGCTCTGTTCTCCCTGTAGGACAATACACAGAATTTATCTGGACTGTAAATGCTAGAAGTTTAATGAATTTCTTATCTCTTAGAAATGATTCACATGCTCAATATGAGATTGCCGCTTATGCAGAAGAAATTGAAATGATGTTTGCAAGTTGCTTGCCAAGTACATATACTGCTTGGATTCAGAATGGAAGAGAAGCAATATGAAATACATTAATTTTATAATTATATATTTAACAATAATTTTTAGTTTTGCATTCTTATTTAAAATGGGAATCCAGCTTTCTTTTGATATTGATACCGGGTATCTTGGCCCAATTGCTCTATTCCATGCAATGTTAATCATTGCCGGCTTAAAAGGTTCAAATAATTGAAAATTACACCATACACTGATAAAGTTGATTTAGAAGATATAAATAGTTTATATATTTTAATTAAAGGCGTTCCGCATGAAAATGGTTATGCGCCGGCAATGGTTATTGTATCACCTGATAATAATTATCAATTAACTTTAGATGAACTTCATTCTTTAATGGATGGAATAGAAATCGCCCAAGAAAAGGTTAGTGAAATTATTGATTACATTATCAATAATAAAACATTCGGAGTCTAAATGCTTATTGGAAGAGTTATTCCAGATTTTCCATACCCAGAAAAAATATGTCCATACTGCAATAGTTTACTTAAAATAGTAAATGCTATTCATTATGAAAATGATAAATATCATTTTAAGGCTCTATATTTAGACCCAAACCCTAAATGTCCGGTCTATGATGAAGGTGCTATGAAAGCCTATGCAAGAATCTATTATTCTTCAGAAGAGGCATTTGAATACTTTAGAGATGTAAAAATACCAGTTCAACGCTGGACACAAGAAAATCTTTATACAATTTATCAGTAGTATGATAATATATTAGAACTATGCCTATAAATTCCTGTTCTGACAATGGCAAACCCGGATATAAATGGGGCGATGCTGGTAAATGCTATATTTACAATCCTGATAGTGAAGAATCAAAGAAAACTGCACGAAAAAAAGCTCTAGCACAGGGAATTGCAATAGGTGATATTGATATCACAAGGGCAAATGAAATCACCACGACTTCTATGGGGTCTGGAATAAAAAAGCCGCAGCAGGGTTATCCAAAGAGGAAGAAAAAGATTAAAAAGGTAGCCGAAGACCTTACACAAGATGAGGCAATGCTTGCAATGGCTCTTGCGGCCATCGCCCAGAAATATGGAAAGTTTAATGAAGATGGTACAGGCATCTGGGCTGGCTATGAAAGTCCTGAAGAGAACGATGAAAAAGAAATTGGTGTTAAATGTGCCAATTGCGTCCTTTACGAAGGCAATAATGTTTGCAAAATTATAGAGCAAACAGTCAATCCTGAAGGTAAATGCAGATTTGCTGTTATTCCAGACGGAGTTGTTGATATGGATGGTGATGATTCCGACATGGAAGACGAAACAAAATACGATTTTCTTAATGAATTCCTTCTTGAACAAGAAGTTGAGTCTTACGAAAAGTTTTTAGACTCTTTTGATCTTGCCGATTTAGTTTTAATTAGCATGATTGATTCAGAAGAAGAAGAAAATGATGAAGAAGATGGTGAAGAAGAGGAAGAAGATGAAGAAATGTCTGAACATCCCAATTTATCGCCTATGCAGTCAGCTCAATATGAAGGTTATGAAGACATTGTTGAAAAATATGGCAAGTTTGACCAGTCAGCCGGCCGAAATGGCGCTCATTATGCATCAGCAGAAAAAAATCCATTCAAAAATGAAGGGTTAATTTGTGCAAATTGTGTATTTTATGAAGGTGGACAAGGTTGTGAGATTGTTTCTGGTCAAATTGAACCAAATGCTATCTGTAAACTATGGATTATTCCTGAAAATTTGATCGGAGAAGCCGGCTCTGAGGTAGAAAAAGTTACTTATGGTCGCCCCGGCCCTAATGACCCTAGAAAAACGCCGGCTAAGCCTTCTGAGAGGCGCAGAGGCTCTACAAGAAACAAGCCCGGCTCCGCACAGTCGGGTGGTTCTGTTACATTTGGAGGCTCAGTTACAGCGTCTCTGAAAGCAAAAATGGAACAACACAACAAAAAGCACGGCGACAGTGCCGGCAAAAAGGCTACAATGGGTGCATTAAAGGCTGTTTATAGGCGTGGTGCTGGCGCATTCTCAACTTCTCACCGTCCGGGTATGACAAGAGGTGGTTGGGCAATGGCTAGAGTTAACGCTTATCTCTATCTTTTGAGAAATGGCAGACCTTCTAACCCTAACTACACAACGGATAATGACCTTTTACCCAAGGCTCATCCCAGAAGTACTAAATAAGGAGATAAAAATGATTATTCAACTTCCCTATGACAACGTTCAGGTTGTTAAAAGAAAGCATGATGCTATGAAGGCTTGGCATGAAGATATGGCTAAGTCGCATCTTACTGCCGCCGAATGGCATGCCGAGCAGTCGGATGAGCTTGGAAAGGCTATGAAAGAAGTTCCTCTTAATCCTGAGAAGAAGCAGGGTGCCAATATTGGTACAAAGGGCACATCGACAGACAGCCCTGACCCCGCAGCGCCGGCTCCGACGAAAGTTCCTCTTGACCCGGTTAAAAAGGCTGATCTTATTCAGATTCTGAAAGACCATGTTGAAGAGTACGGCGATTTTGAGTTAACTCCCGAAGAAATCGTTGATAAAATCTTTGGAGAGTGACCCTTGGATGCGGCTCTTGCCTCCATCCTTGTCGCCTGCATTGCGACAATGGGCACAGTGGTTGTAGCAATAATTGAAAAGTTTAGAAAAGAAAATAAACAAGATCATGATAGTGTTATGACATTCTTAGCCGATTTACATGAAGATGTAGAAAAAGTTGACAAAAAATTAGATAACCATATTCATTGGCATTTAGACAAAAAGTGATACAATGGTCGCAGGAGCGGCTCTTGGCTGTAGGGAGTACGAAAGTTTCTTTATGGTGCAGGGGCCGCTCCTAACATTGGAGGCTTATGAAAAAGAATCGCCCTGCTATGCCGCCGATTGTAGAAATCTTTTGGGAAGATCACTACAGCCTTGGTGACGACTGGTTTGACCAGACACATAAACATGAACTTTTAATTTTATCCGCAATCGGTTATCTCGTTGCAGAAGATGATAAATATTATTATGTCGCCTGCACTTACGAAATTGACACAGGAAAATATTCCGCTGGAACCGCCGTGCTGAAGAATTGTGTGGTAAAGTTCCGGTACTGCTTACCACAGGAAACGGCAACCGCTTCCAATGTCAGTAGCATTCAAGTAAAGAAGATTCCAGCAAGAAAGAAGGTATCCAATGCTAACAAGTCAACAGGTCGAAAGACACCTACAAAGTCTACCCAAGGAAGCAACAGGTGAAGATCACAGAGCAGCCTGCTGTATTGTCTATGGTGTTAGAGATGGTCGTTCTTTAAAAGAAATTAAATCCTACTATTCTCTCTCAGAAGAGATGGCTGTTAAATGGTGGGATTACTTTAACTTTGGTGAGATTGCTAAAGTAGATAAAAAGAAGCGTGGTTCCAAAACAAATGTTTTGGATACCTATATTAAAGATAACATTGGTAAAATTTTGACTTCAAATTCCATTATTGAATCATGCCAGATTTCTACACCTACGTTATATAATTACATTAATGCCAATAGAGGCTACTTTCATCGTGTTGCTAGAGGGACATACAAGATTACTGATCCAGTTGAAGAAAGAGCTAAAGATAAGTCGTGAATAATCTTCCTGAAAAACTTAGAGAAGTATCAGATTCATATTATGACACTATAACCACAGGTTCTTCTAATACATGGGATGCCCCTATTCTTATGTATGCAGCCGCCGACGAGATTGAACGACTGCGCAAAGCCATCGTGGACTATGTGATGACAATCAGCGACTGCTACGCCACCCCCGCAACAGACAGCGATGCGCTGGAACTATTGAAACAGGCGGTGCGTGGTGACTGACGACATTGTGACCCGACTTCGGAACAGCGTAAAGAACATTTGGGCCGATTACAGCGCCGCAACAGGTAAGTGGGCGATGGAAGAAGCCGCTGATGAGATTGAGCGACTGCAAGAACAAGTGCGGTGGGCATCCGACAGGGCATCGGAATGGAAGTTGGAAACCTACGAACTCAACACCGAGATTGAACGTCTACGGGAACAGAACGAGTACCTGAAAGCAAATGTTGAAATGCTGTTGGCAGAGGCAAAGGCGGTGAAGTGATGAGCGACGACATCGTGACCCGACTGCGGGAAGATTTTTGTGATTTCGGACAATGGGAAAACTCATGCACCCCCGAAGGGAAATGCCCGTGCTGTCTTGCCGCTGACGAGATTGAACGGCTACGTCTTGAATCTCTTCAGTTACAGGGACTTGTCCGAGCGCATGAGGGAATGTATGTGCGCGCCGCCGAACAGATTGACCAGCAACGTAACTGGCTGGAACGCTTATATCGTTTGACTGTTGGGCATGGCCCCAACTGGGGAGTGTTCGACAGTTGGGAAGATGCGATAACGGCCTACGAGGAGACCCGCTGTGACTGACGACATCGTGACCCGACTACGGGAAAGAGCGATAGTTCTCTTTAGTAATGGGGCGGATGGAAATGCCTTCATTGACGAACACGCCGCTGATGAGATTGAACGTCTGCGAGTTGAAATTATGCTGCTTGAGGCATCTTGTTATCCAGCAGTTGGAGTAAGAAAAAAACTAAATAGATTATTCAACAAGTTTCGTCAAAACTCTCAAAGGAAAAAATCAAAATATTTTTTATGTAGAATTTGTGGTAAAGAACATGCATAAAAACTTAGATTATCTAAAATAGATATACTAAGTTTTTTTGCCGAATTAGCTCAGTAGGTAGAGCAACCGCCTTGTAAGCGGTAGGTCACGGGTTCGATTCCTGTATTCGGCTCTGATGGGAAATTATGTGAGGTTATGTAATATGACAATGGAAAATATATATAAGAAAATGGGTGCTGATCGGTATCTACCTGAAGCCGGCTGGAACGATATTTTAATTAGGTTAGATAGAAAACTATCTATGCTTGACCCAGACTATCAGGTTCTTCAAATCAAAGAAAAGTTTGGGGCTTTAAGGTTCTATTATGCAACCGATGTGAAAGAAACCGCCGTGCTGGAGGCTATGGACAGATATGTTCGTGAAGCAGAACATGAATCTGCTAAAACATGTGAAATGTGCGGTAAACCCGGCCGGCAAAGAGAAAACGCCAAACGTTTAAAAACGTTATGTGAAGAACATGCTTCTGCTTGGATGAACGGCTAGAATATAAAGATGATAGAATGGGTTCATGGAACATCATGTTTGTCCTTCATGCAAAACATCTTTAAAAGGACAATACATCCCCGATATCGCCATCAACAAAGGCTTCTATCCAGAGACGTGCGTCACGTGTGGCGACCGAAACCACTGGCTCAACCTATGGGTTTTGGAACGTCACGATTCTTTATATGAGGTGATGTGTCAAAAATGTGGTTACGTGTGTTTCATGTCGGGTGAACATGTTGATAGAAATAACGAAAGGTTAATATGATGAAAAGTAATTGGGTTTCTGATTCTTGGGAAACTGTTTGTTCCCGCCAGTTAGGGGACATATATGATCACTATTATGGATGGTACACAGGGTTAGATAGATTAGAATCTATCAACCCGATTGTAGAAATAGAAAACCATCTGAACTATATTATAGAATACACAGAAGGATTCACTAAACCGATCACCCCGGCCGTATTGAGTGGTTTAGATAA